ATTTCCAGATGATCCTCTTGTTAAAAACTTCAAGGATCTGAAGGAGAGGTATTCTGGATTCATGGAGGATTACAACACCACTTTTTCAAAAGGAATCCTCAAAGATACCGGAGAGCAGGGTGGATCTTGGTCGTCCATCATCAAGACTCTTGGCGGGTCCGATGGCCCTGCAAAACTTCAACAGTTAAAACGGATTCTGGACGAAGACTACGACGCCGTTAAGTCGAAGATTGGAAACACGATCTACAACAACCTCAACACTGGAGGCCAGATCAAGTTTTTGGACAATCTTGAAAACGCGCTTTCAAAGGGCTGGAATGGAATCCAAAAAGAGGTTCTTGATGAGTTTTTCCCCGGTGTAACCATCGACTCAATCAGACAAGCTAAAGCTGCTTGGGAGGCTTCGTCCAAGGGGTTTGCTGAAGACTTCAGAAAAGCAGCGTATGGCAAGGGTGAGTCCGTAACTGCGTCTCCTGGCGTTGTTCTTGAGTTTCTGAATAACTCCAAGGAAAACGCGGTTCGGGTCAAAAATGCGCTAAGCGCCGAAACACTGGCCGACACCCAAAACACGCTTCTTTCCCAGATTGTGAGTGAGGCTGGAAAGAAAGGGCCAATCACCGCCAAGTCGTTCATGGAGTCTGCTGAATCTTGGCAAAACGCTCTCGACGGAGTTTTTGGCGCTTCGGCCAAGATGAAAGTGGAAGAGATTGGGAAAGCTCTTGAAATTGCCGAAAAGAATAAGACTTCTTTGATTTCAAAATTGCTTCCAGGTATCGCTGGAGCAACGGCGTTTGTTAAGGGTGCGTCAGCCGCCGGTCCGTTTTTTGGAGTTGCAGGTGGCGAAAGAGCATATCGCTGGACTGAAAGGCTTCAGTCAAAAATAGCAAGCTACCTAGTGGACAACCCGAACTACCGCGCTGCGGTTGTGAAGCCGTTCGATCAACTTACCAATGCTGAGACGAAAATGCTGAACAACGACATACCGATGATCATCAGGAATCTGACGGTTAAGGAAGTGATGTCTGGCGAATGAAAACCTCCCTCTCCAAAAAAGGTAACACCTACAAGGGGCGTAAGGTGACGCTCAACAAGCCGTTCTACACTCCTGGCGAGCGGAAGAAGAGCGCGGTGTACGTTAAGAATCCGGCTGGCAAGGTTGTCATCGTCCGGTTCGGCGATCCGAACATGAAGATCAAGAAGTCGAATCCTGAGCGTCGTAAGAACTTCCGTGCGCGGCATAACTGCGCCAGCGCGAAGGACAAGACGACGCCCAAGTATTGGTCATGCGCTGCATGGATTTTGGTGATTGCTCTGTCGGTTCTAACCTCAAACCCTATCTAAATTTATGGACAAGATGAAACTTGGCGGTGGCGGTCGTTACGAAAAGCTGATCGGCAGTCTTGAGAAGAAAGGTGTGCGCGATCCTCGCGCTCTCGCCGCTTACATTGGCCGTAAGAAGCTCGGCAAGGCGAAGTTCCAATCGCTCGCTGCGAAAGGTCGTCGCCGCGCGCTTCGCGAGGCTAACGCTTAGGGTATTTCCCTTTGGAATACGGCTTTTTAACCGACTCCTTATCAACGACGAACTTCTCAGGCTCAGCGTAGTTCCATGAGATGTCGCCGTTCGACCCACGCTGGATCATAATCGATCCGGTGACTTTTCCGTCTTTGTCCGTCATGCCGGAACGGTCAGCCCGTTTCGCCATGCCGAGCATAAAGCGTCGAGGATTGTTGAATCCAACCTCCTTCATCACGATAACCTCGCGCGCCCAGTTCGTCAGGTCCGACGATCCGAATCCTGAGTAGGCCAAATCTGCCACGCTCTCAGGCTTGTCGTCCTTGCCCTTCGGCTTGGGGAAGTGATGGACGAGTACCAGGACAACACCTGTCTCCATCATAATCGGCTGGAGCAGATGTCGGGTGAAGTTCGCGCAGACCTCGATGTCCGATGGATTGCCTCCCATGTAGGAGAGCAGCGGATCGATGTAGACTAGGTCAGCTTTGGTCTTTCTGACTAAGCGTCGCAGCATCACGGCAAAGTCAGCACCCGTTCGAACGGTTTCGCGGAAGAAGAGCATGTTCGCATTCCGCAATCCTCGCTCCCAGTTCTCCTTACCGAACGTCATCTGGGCAGCGCCTTTGAGTGCATCATGCTGATCGGCGATGTCATTTTCCGACTGAATGTAAACCACTTTTAGCGAACGGACGGGCCGGACGCCAAACCAAGATTCACCCGACGCCCATTTCAGACCCTGATACGCCGCCATCGAGCTTTTGCCGCAACCACTCTGGCCTACGAAGAGAAGCGATGAACCGCGTCGAATCCATCTGTCACCGATCAGATTGTCAGGATCGTTCTTAGGATCGTACTCGATGATGCTATCGAGCGTGAACTCCATCGGCAGATCTAAAGCATCCAGATCGTCCTTGAACGCCTCCCAGTTGACCGCACCGACATTGATGGCCAAGAGCTTCTGCTCAACGCCATTTCGCATCACGCCGGGGAGGCGGCTGAAGCGACTCGCGTTCTTGTTCTTCGGATCGATTCCGATGCTCTCCAGATGCCGGTAAACGATGTCACGGCGCTCTGCCCACTCCTCCTTGTTCGCCGCATCCACGCGCACCCAGCCGTGCAAGCTCTTGCCGCCTGAATCGATGACAACCGAAAGCGGCAGCTTCGACTCCTTCAATGCTGTCCATTGTTCGTCCTTCGACTTCTCGTCCATCTCAATGAGGACATGGCGATAAGCGGAGACACCAGAGTCTGAGCCGCTCTCGTCGAGACAGGGGTTGATGCGGACGTAAGCGCCACGGCTGTCAGCGCTCGTCCACATGCCGCTGATGGGCGGCGTGAAATGCTTCTCAATCCATTCCTCGCGCTTGAGGAACGTACCCTTGGAAGCTGGCCTACTCCTGCCTTCCTCGTCGCTTACGATATCGTTGCAGATGCAGACAACTTCATCCGGTTCGAAACAGGCTTTTAAGAAATCTATGGTTGAAAATCGGAAGTCTGATTGCGGAATTTCTTGGATCTTTCGCACCACGAACTTGCCGGTTGGAGACACCGGAGTGCCGCCCTGACCGATGCTTGAGTGTGACTCTAGAAGCCAGCCACGCGGCTTGTCGTGCGAGACTATCTGCGCCTGATTCAGCTTGTGGGCCAGTTCATTTGGTTTCCACGGTGGACTGCACTTCGTGTTGTACTCGCAAAGAAGCGTCTCAGCTTCAGTTCTGGTCAGCTCAAATCCATGAACGAGAGCGGTGGCAACAGCGAATGTCGCCCCGTGTCCGTTCTGACCTGCGATGGCTCCTGGCGTGGCTTTGACCCATGCTCTGGCACGGTCGAATTTCGATTGGTTCATTAGATTCCAAGGTGTTTGCGCGCTATGTCGCCGCTCTTGCCGATGTCTGTCGTGGCAATCTGGCGAATGACCGACTTGTGTTCCTCTAATTTTCTAAAAATTAGAGCCAGCTCTTTGGGTGTTATCAGGTACTTGCTCCAGTGCTGGATCTTGATGGAGCGATTCTGAAACTTCCCAAAGAGCTGCTCTTGTGCGGCGATGTAATGGTCAGGGCTTATCACCGGATACGGGTGTGAACTTGGCTTTGAATTCAGCTTTCGTTCGAACGTACACCTTTGATTTGCCCTCTCGCGTGTAGACCACGCCTGCCCACTTCGTTTCCCCGATCCGTATCTCTACGTCGTCGGAGATGACCTCAACCGATACCGACGGATTTCCTGAGTTTTTGTATTTCATCGTCTGTAAGCGTCTGGACCTGACCGGCGTCGTTTGAGTGCCATGGCGCATCAAGTGACTTGAGCCTCTTTGGCCTACTCATCCAACCCCGCAGGATAGCATACTCGACGAGCCTCGGAGCTTCCTTCAAGAGCTGTTCTCTGGATATTTCAGTCGTTGTCATGGAAAGCGGTTCGTTTGGCTACACCCCGTAGTTTGGAACGACGCATTCCAAGTTCACCGCTATCGGATTCATCGGCGAATCCACGGCGAACCAGCCATTCCTTGTATTTGCGGTCGATGTAGGCGAAGTCGATCTTGGGCGTCGATTCGTCGGCTTCAGCGACGCGGACGATTTTGTGTGAGCTGCTCAGGTTCATAGGTCTTCTGTATGGTTTTGTATGCTTGTTGTGTTTCTTTGCAGTTGATGCACAGGTCGAGAAACTCTCCACCAACCGTGCATCCGCATCCAAGAGATTTTGCTAATTCCTTGGAAATCCATTTGTACTCGGCCAACTCCTCGCGGAGGTCGGCTTCGGTTTGAGCGTTCATTACTTTAGAACGAAGAGGATGAAGTACGCGCTGGTGATGACAACGCCCATTGCGAATGCGGCGACACACGCTTGTTTGAATTCCTCATTAGTTGGACGTTTGTTTTTGAAGAACTTCATGGGAGCGTTCATGCGTGAAACGGGCGAAATCCATCACAAGGGTTAAGATCGTTGAGAAGAAGCTCGGGCGTGAGAATGCGTTTGGTCAGGTCTGGATGGACACAAGGCTCATCGAAATCGATCCGAGACAGAGCGAGAAGGATCGAATCGACACGGTGATTCACGA